GTTAATCCATGTATTACCTGATGCTTGTACATAATATACCACACCGTCGTCGGCTACATTTGTAGTATCATCAGGATCATATCCCATTGCCATAATTAATATTTAGTAAGTTTTCTAATGGGTGATTTTTTATGTGCTGCTGTGGATTTCTCCTTTTGTTTTGCAGCCTTAGCAGCTTTGGCTTGTGCTTTACCCTCTTTAGTATAGGGGTAATGCTTTCCATTTACTTCAGGCATTAGAATTTAATTTGGGAACGTTCTAATTTATCATAAACATCTTGACGGTAAGCAGGATCGTTCTCATACCTTGGATCTCCCATGGCACGAACCACTTCCTGTTGACTTCTGAATCCGTCAACTTGTGATGGTGCTTTACCTTGAATCATTTCTCCTTCAGATCCTACTGCGTCTGTATATCTAAAATACAAAGCTTGTAATGCAAAATTAATTGAATTCAAATTACCTGATTCAAGAGCTTGATCATAAGCTTGTATTTCTTCTGTTGAAAAATTATCTTGAGCCCATGATGTCATGTTCTTATAAGCATCAGGTCCACCAACAGCTTGTTGTATGTCAGTTATATCTTGATCAGATAAAGGTTCTGATACAGGACTTGATTCTATATCATCAGGTGCTTGCTTTTGTATACGTTGATAAGCATCGACTAAATCTCTACTGTCCATTTGACTTAGAGCTTCCATAGTCTCTTCACTTATCTCACCATTATCTGCAAACTCATCAGAAGCTTTGAAGATTGTTTGAGCAGTAGCATCGTCTTTAAATAAATCCTCTTCTACTTCATCCTCAGAATCTTCTAATTTATCTTCAGTCTCAACATCTGACTCTTCAGTTTCTTCATCTGAAGATCCGAGTTTCTTTTGTAATTCTATGTAAGCTTTTTCAAGTTCTTCTGCGTCTCTATACTTACCAGCTAGGAGTTCGTTCTGTTCTTCTGCTAATTTTTCTCCTATTTCTAGTGACTCTGTATCTCTTTGATCCTCCGCTTCGATAGTTTCTGGATCATTCGCAGGATCATACGTCAGGTTGACTGCCATAATTCGTTACTGTTTTTAGTCCACCGAGACCAACTTTATCAACCATTCCACCTGGAGCTTCAATGGTTGGTTCTCCTATCATACGTTGTTGTGCGTATTTATTGGTATCGAGGGAGGTGGGTTTTGCAATTTCGTTTTCTTCAAATTTTGATTGAACCTTTGTTAAAGGTTTCATCTGTGTCTTAGGTTTTTGACTTACGCGCTTAGGTCTAGTTGGCGTATTCTTGGATTTGCTCTGTGACATCTTGTACTAAATCTGGTGCGTCAGGGTTTTTAGATGGATCAGCCATTGGTGAGTTGGCAAACTGACCTGCTTGCTTAACCATTTCCATATTCATTCCGTCAGCTTGTGCTTGCTGAGCTTCTCCTTGCTGTTCTTCCATAGACTTAACAAGGTTTAACACATCAATACCTTGAGCAGCTGCTAACCTCTTGATAACTTCATCCGCACTAATGTGTTGTAACATAGCTTCAGGACCAAGAGTTTGTGCTATTGTTGTCATGAATTGTGTCAGACTTTCTCTATCCTGACCACGACCCAGTGCATTTATACCTGCTACAATAGTTGGGTGTACATATTCACGCGGGATGCGTGGTATCTCACCAGCTCTTTGAAGTGTAAGAAGTTTACGATTCAAATATGGTATTAAGAACTCAACTGTTAACAAACTAAACAGTCCGCCTAGTTGTTGTTCAAGTTCTAATTGTGTGAGGCGTACCTCTTCTGCTGTAGTACGTTCACTTTGTCTTACGTTTAAAACAAGGTGAGCATCTAACAATCTCCTCTCTAAATCTTGCGCTAAGTTGGCAGCGGTTGCGAAGTCGGCACCTTTACCCACTTGGATAACACCGATATCATCTGGTCGTCCTTGGACGATTGCCCCGTTGCCCGCAGATGCGATTGTCTGAGGTTTAGTTGTGCTTGAGGGTGATACTGTAAAGATTACTTTTGCAGCGGCTGCAGACCCTTCTACGAGTGCCTGAGAGAGTGCTTCGAGTGATCGGAAGTCGCCAAGGAATTCCTCGACACGACCTCGTCCATAATTCTCGCCGTCTATTGAGTTAAATCTTAGTACCAACCATGGGCTAGCGTCCTTAGGCGCTTTCCCGTTTGTACCTGGTATGACTTTATCAAATGCTTCTTGATGCCATACCCATTTGTTTCCTCTGAGTTTAACACAAGTATAAACATCTACATCCTCTT